ATTATCAGATAGTCGTGTCAAGTTATGTGCGTGAAAATCCTTATTCAGAATCTAACTTTCCTTATTCTCTTACAGGAGATGGGCTGGCACTCTTTGAAAGAACAGATAGTTTTTCTAGTTTTGCAGAAGAGTACCGTAACTTATTTCCTAAAGGAGTAAAATCTGGTAATGGCACTCCGATAAGGGGCGACAAACAAGGGGTAATTAAGAAGATGGAATGGTTTCTTCGTATGTATCCCGAGTTTTCTAAAACTACTATTCTTAATGCTACTAAGCTGTACATTGATCAGATGAGACAGAAAGGCTTTGTCTACATGACCCAAGCTGACTATCTTATACAGAAAGACAATGGCTCAAAGCTGGCTGCATTATGTGAAGAATTTGACAATAAAACTGCACATATTGTAAGGTCAGGAGAAAGAAGAGTATGAAGATATACCAGAAGGTAAAGCAAGAAATCAAGAAGAACAAGCAGTTGAGATTGGATGGAGGTTATACCTGCATTCCGTTTGTTCTATTGCCTAAACTTGGTGAAGTAGTTCCAGGTATTGAGCAAGAAAAGTATTATTTAGTGACTGCTAACAGTAAGGTAGGTAAGACTAAAATGGCTGACTTCTTGTTTGTGTACAATCCTTATGAGTTTGTAACAAGCAAGCATAGTGACATAAAGCTAAAAATCTTTTACTTTTCTTTAGAGGTAAGTAAAGAAGAAAAGCTTAGTCAGTTTTACAGTTATCTGCTGTACAAAAACCACAACATTGTAATATCTCCAGAGAAACTAAAATCTAGATTCCAGAATTATATTCTTGATGATAGCATAGAAAAGATTCTGGATACTTATGATGCAGAGATGGACAAATTCGAGTCTATGGTTACTATAATAGATAATATCAAAAATCCTTTCGGCATATATAAATATGTCAGGGATTATGCTTATCAGAATGGTAATCACTATGACAAGGATGGGAAGATAATTACTTTAGAAGAGCTGCTTAGTGCAAACCCAGCTATAAGGGATGCAGCTAATCTTAGGATAGCAGACTATCGTCCGCATAATCCTCAAGAATATGTAATCATCTTAGTGGATCACTTGAGTCTGCTACATACTGAGAAAGGCCAAGATTTATGGAATACTATCTTTAACTTCAGTAGCAAGTATTGCCTTGCTATGAGAGATAGATGGAGATACATTCCTGTGGCTATTCAACAGCAAGCAGCTGATCAAGAGAAACAGCAGTTTACCTTTAGGGGTGATAGTATTATTGCGAAGCTTAGACCAAGTCCTGACGGTCTAGCCGATTGTAAACTTACACAGCGTGATGTGAATGTAATGTTTGGTTTGTTTGCTCCTCATAGATATAAAATAGAAAACTATGAAGGCTATGAGATAGACAAACTAGGAGACAATTACAGAGAGTTCAATGTAATGTTAAATCGTAATGGTTCAGGATTTATAAATATAGATCTATACTTCAATGGGGCTTCTAACTTCTTTAAAGAACTTCCTCCAGCAGATCAGATGGAAGAAAAACACTACAAAGCAATCTCAGCAATCAACAAGTCAGCCAAATAAAGAAGAACTGGAGAACATGTTAGCTACTCTACGTAAAGATATAGAGGAGCATAGTAAGAACATCCAGGACTTTAGAGATGGTATTAAAAGCCTGAATCAACAGTATATAGATAATGTTACATATACTAGTGACTCTAACTTATTTGATACAGACTATAAAGTATCTGATACATTTGAACCAGAAGCTCCTGTATTTGTAACTCGTAAGATGGATAGTATCTTGGATTTTATAAACTCTTGTGATGATTTTACTAAAGACCAAGTACTTGCAGCACTAAAGAATTCTTCAGCAGATAAAGCATTGTTCCTTACTGCTATGAAAGATGACTTGAAGACTTATGTTGTGCTTATGAATATCAATAGTCTTCCTGAAGAAGCAGGCTTGGCTCTTGCATATTCTACAAGCGTATCTACATTAAGTTATTTCTTAGCAGAACTTACTACTCTGACTGAAGATGATGTAAAAAAAGAGTTTGAGAAATGAGCAAGAAAGTAAAACCAGAGACTTTAAGTTGTGACTACATCAATGATTTACTTATTGATGAGTGTAATAGGATAAAGGATTTACTAGTCAAAAAGAACACAGACTATAATAATTCTTTATATGCTAAAGCTCCTCTGTTTGACATAGATCCTAAGATAGGACTTATGGCAAGAATCAATGATAAGCTCAATAGACTCAAACAAGTAGGATTAGATGATCATACAGAGGATAGCCTTGATGATCTTATAGGTTATCTCATTCATCTTAGAATTGCATACAAACTAATCAAATAACTATGATCACAATTAAAGACAAAGCACTGGGTAAGTACAGTGTGGTAGAAGACTTCCAAGGCCTGAAGGTTGTTGGAGAAGATGGTAAGACACTTGTAAAAGTAAATGCATTTGAGGAGGCTTTGAGGTATATTGCTTCAAGACTTATCCTTGACTATGATGCAACTTATACACTAGGTGAGTATACCCGTAAGAAGAAAGAGGTATATGATTCTATTGTAGCAGCACAAGAAAGTAGTTATCAAGAAGAAATTCCATTTGAAGAAGTAAATGGCTGATAAAATTGTAAAACACGAAGAGACAACTGCAGTCATGCCTCGTAATGAGATGGAGCAGTTGCAATTACTTATTGACTCTAAAGTCTTACCAGCTAATGTTAAGACTATAGAACAGGCATTTGCTATTGCACAGTTCGGCAAGGACTTGGGCATGAAGCCTATGCAAGCATTTCATCAAGTATATTCTATTCAGGGTCGACTGGCTCTAAGTTCTAAAGGTCTGGGTGCTATGTTGTGGGCCAATGGCATCCAGTATAAAACTATTCAGGACTTTGAGAAAGTAGACAAAGGGGACGGTAAGTCTGACTTTGTAACTACGATTGAGTTTTATCGTGGCAGAGTTACAGATCGTGCCTCATTTCATTGGTCTGATGCAGTCCGTGCAGGATGGACTACAAAGGACAACTGGGTTAAAATGCCCAAGCATATGATGTACGCAAGATGTCTTGCTCTAGGTGCGCAACGTATTGCACCAGACAAGATTCTTGGTCTGTACACAGTAGAGGAGATGGTAGATATAACCAATGCCCCAGGGGTATCTATCAATGATGAAGGGGAAGTAACAATTAATGCTTAAAAAGATGGCGCAAAAAGAAGTATCAATGGGTGCATTTATTGCAGCCCGTAAAGAAGGTAAGACTGTGAAAGAACTCTCCGAGCAATTTGGAATTTCAGCAGCTAATTGTAAGACAATTATCAAGCAACTGGAACTACCTAAGCGTGCTACAAAGCCAGGGTTCGTACTTGTGAATGACGTAAATCAAACTTCTATCTAATTATGGCGTACGGTAGTAAAACAACTTCAGACGGTAAGCAAATTGCAGCTGATGAGACACGTACAAGTCCAGCTGTAGGCATTATTAATGACTGCACCATTAAAGGTGTGTTTGAACTAAACGATGATAAGACTGTGGCTAGTATTACATTTGTCCAGCCTAATGGTTCTGAGATTTCTCATAAAGAATGGATCAGTACTGATGAGGCAGGTATAGATGATACTAACCGACGTGTAAAACATATTTGTACTAAGCTTGTAACAGAAGCTGCGTACAATGCTATGCCAGAGGCTACAAGTTTTGAAAGTTTCTTCCATAATGTCAACCAACTTATTGCTGGTAAGACAGAAGGTAAATTCAGAATGTTGTTCCATTACAACAATAAAGGCTATGTTACTGTACCAAGGTATCCTAACTTTATTGAGTCTATGGCTACCAATCCTACCCGCATTACAATCAGTAAGTATGTGGCAGACAGATTGGTAAAACCTGCTGCTCCTAAGCCTGATCCAGAAATGGATGTAGCAGCTGACCAACTTCCATTTTAATGTGTTTAGTGTCTAGTGTTTCTTAGTAGATTAGGGGCGGCTAAAAACCGCCCCTTAATCTTTATCCTATGTACGGTAAACCAGTTAAAGAACTTACAATAGACGAGATTCTATCTAGAGTCTCAGAATGGGATTTATGGTCTTATTACGTGCCTGGTGTGCAACTTAAGAAGAAATTCAAAAGTCCGCTACGCAAGGACGAAGAGCCCTCTGCTTCTCTGTTTGTAAACAGACAGAACTCTATTCTTTTCAAAGACTTTGGCACAGGTGAAACAATGAATATCTGGTCTTTCCTGCAGGCTAGATACAGTGTAACTTTTAGAGAAGCTTTGTTATTAGTCAATAATGACTTTAACTTAAAACTAGCCTCTAAAGGATTCAAAGTAAAACCTTCTATGGAACTCTTTGGTGTTATTACTAATCGTGTAATAGAACAGAAAGAACCTAGTGTCATTAAAATAAAGAAAAGAGCATGGTCTACCAAAGACAAGGAATACTGGGGTCAATATGGTCTTACATCTGAATTCTTAGATTCAAGAGATGTTAAGCCTGTACAGAACTACTGGGTAAATGATCATCTAGTGTATTGGCATTCAGATAATAACCCTGCATATAGCTATGAGTTTGGCAAAGGCAAAAGGAAAGTATACAGTCC